AGATATGTTTTAGTAACTGAACCGCCATTAACTACACCGCTCATATCAACTTCAAATCTATTACTTGAAACTAATGGAAAGCTACCTACTTGATTATTATTAAAATCAAAAGTTACAAAGGCTTTTACTCCTGAGCCAAATGTTGCACCGCTATTATTGTAAACTTTTATTTGACCATCAAAAACTAAAACGTCAAAACCTGCTGTTGAAGAATTAACATCTATTTTATCATTGGCTAAATCAACACTAGGAACTAATGTATCTTGAACAATGGTATTAAACAAGTATCTTTTTTGTTCGCTTATTGTATCCCCTGTGCTTGGCGTTGTGTAGCTTGTATTGGCTGAATTACTTACAATAAAAGTTTTATCATTTATTGTGTTTTCAGTTGCTACAAACTTGCTGCCTGTAAATGGCATGATTAACTTTTTGAATATTACCGAATCAAAGAATCTCGAATTATAACGATAGCCTGCTGCACTAAATATCTTGTCAACTATCTGCTTAATGTAAATCGCAGGATACATTGAAGTTTCTAATGTGTATTCAAGTTCTTGTTTGTTTATTGAAAGCCCATTATCAATAAGCGGATAAACGTAACCTTCTCCCGTTGGATTGCCACCAGAAAAGTTAACGTATGGATTGCCGTTCTTGATAACATAGTTTGCCCAACTATTACTTATTGCAGATGAACCCCAAATATGGTTATATTCTGACAAGTCAATTTCTGACAACTTCTTATCTCCTAAGTCTTGGAATAGGTTTGCCAACTTGCCAATAATAACCAATTCAAACTCGGCTTCTTGGTCGTTTACAGGTATCTGTGTCAACTGCAAATTACCACGCATTAAGATTATACCACTACGAATAATTAACGCCTCAGCCTTCAAGTTCACGTTAAAGTCAGGATTAAAGTTAGTTGCCGTTCTATTACTTGTCGACCTGTTTAAGTCTTGGATGTTTGAGAATATTGCTCTGTTGTTTGCCGTTGCTGGCACTTTGATAGGTAGCGTGTAATCTGACTTTCTTTTCTCAGGTTCTTTAATATCTATAATAGACTTATTAACAGGAATAGGGATGTTATCGTAAAGGTCAAGGATAAAAGTTTTAACCACCTGCCCATTTAAATATTGAAGTATTTTTATTTCGGTTTGCATCATAAACTTTGGCGGTAATTATCGAATGAATACTCAATAGCAATTTGAAGGTTTGGAATCTGTCTGCCTTGTTCATACTTACGCTTAACGTAATTGTTTGCAACTATGTTAACAGGCACATAGCTTGTCGAACTTGTTTCCAACATTACCACTGGGCTAACTACTAGTTGCTCCAATGCTGCTGATTCTGCATCGGTCAATAAGTCCGAGTTAAGTGTTATGCGTTCAGTTAGCTTAGTAAAGTATTTTGTTTTAAGCCTATCTGTTTTCTGATACCCTAAAGCCTGAACCTTTTTATATTCTTTGTTTTCTATCTCCACGCTTTCTGTGCTTACCATTGTAAAGTTAAACGCATCAAATCCACCCAATGAGTTAAGCCAGTGTAAACGATAGATTTCGTAATTGGCACATGAACTATCTACGTCTATGGTTTTAGTAAATACTAATTCATCGCTGCTATTCTTTATATCAACTATGTAATATGCTGCACCCACTAACGATACACCCATAAAAGTCAAGAACGATTCACCAATGTTTAACGATACTATTCCTGAGGCTGCCGTGTAAGTTGAATAAGAACTTGAATTTATTGAACTGCCTGCACTATTGTAAACATTCACATCTACTATAAATATCTCATTGCTTAAATCAAAGAAGGTTAAGAATCGCTGCTGATTTATTCTAATCTTTTCTCTGTATGAGTTATCGTTTAAGCTAACTTGGTTACTAGGCTTTAATTGTTTGTCAGGACTAAATGCCGTTTTAGTCCAATCTAAGAAATCAAATATAGCATTGCTTCCTAGCTTTGGGCTGCCACTTGTGCCAAACTGAGTTTGATTCGCATAGATAACAGGCACTCCGCTTGCATTGTCGTATATCTCGCCTAGTTGTAACCAATACCTAGCCTGTGAATTAACGCAAGGCACTATATCGGTGGAGTTGAATCCGCCAAAATCAAACGTAACGTAGTTCTTAACTATGTCCGCCACGTTAATTTTAACAGTCCCCACTAGTGGTTGCTTAGGTAAAGTTAGCCTAGTCACAGGGTTGCTTTGTCCGCTTACGTTTACATCGCATAGGAACTGGTAATTAGGCTGCGTGCTATTCCCACCGCTTACACCTATCACTATTTCATTAAATAAATTCTGCCAATTATTAGGGCTTTCTATTATTGTTATCATCTTGTCAAGTTTATCTCTACACTTACTATTATTTGCTTGCCGAATTTTTCTGCTATTGCGTTGCTCATTCTTGTAACCTCTGAATCACTTATTGCCGTGTCTATAAAATAGGTCGGCTTCAATCCGTTCTGCTTTATTCCAAACGCTATCGCTGTGGCTCGTTTTCTTTTCTCGTCTATCTGAGCCTTTGCTCTTGCTCTTTTAGTTAGGTTTCTAGTTTGGCTGTATCTTGAATCTAGTGGAATACCTTTTTTAGTAATCCACCTCATTAAGTTGTCGACCATTGGCTTACTTGGGAATCTAGTCCTAAAACTATAAATTGAGCCATGCTTAGTTCTTAAACCATTAACACCACTATTTACAAAGAAGGCATAGTCATTACCTTCGATTGCTACATAGTATTCATTCCCTGCCACGCTTACAGGCATAGCAACAATAGACTGCTTTAACTCGGAATCCCTTAGGTCGTTTTGGTCTAGGTTACTCTTTAACGCCTCGCTGAGTTCATTAGCCACGTTGAACAATGACCGCCCAATAAAGGTGTCAAACTTAATATTCTCAATAGGAACGTAATCTTCACCTATCGAACCAAGTAGTGCCTCATAGTTTGCGCTCATTGTCTTCTCTGTCTATTTGGTAGCATATTAAGTTCAAAAATTCAATCACGTTCATTTTAAAGAAGTATTCCCACTTTGTAGCATCTCTATTTGCGAGGTTATCGATTGTAACGATATATCCCCATTTGGATTCAAATCCTTTACTATCGCCTCCACTTCCGCCTCCAAAGAGGTTCTTATATGAATAGATAATTCGTGTAAGACCTTGCAAAAAAAAACCAGAAGAGGCTGAGCATCTTTCATTGTCATTTTCTCAAACACTAGGTCGCTTATTTCTTTGTGTGCTTTGCCATCGTATGCTGCCACCTTTCCGAATCGCCACGTCATAGGTTTTAGGAATACAGCTATGAACTTATGTAACTCCTTTTCGGCTACCTTGCTAAATGCTGAGGCATCAATAAATTGGTCGGTGGTTATCTTCATTATGTCGGTGTCAACTGCAAACCACTTACCGCTAATCTTTATTTTTTTTTTAATCTTGTATCCTTTTAAATTATCCTCAATAGATTTTAAACGCTCTACATAATCCATAAAGATAGTATGGGGCAAAGCCTTGATTGATTCGATTGGCTGCCTTAAAACGATTGATACACGCCTCTGCAAGTATTCTAATTCAGATTCATAAGGCATTTGTGCCAATGTGCTAACGTATTCTTTAATGGTTATTTCTTTGAACTCACGCTCCATGTTATTAAATATATTATTTTAGTTTTGTGTAATTGTTTTTTTAACTTGTTGATTATGCTCTCATTACAGCATACCTTCCGCTAGGTCGGTTGTTTAATTTAAGCAAGGCAACATATCTTAAAGGGTCTAATAAGTGATTCATGCTATCTGTCGGCTTGCCTGTTAGCTTTCCCTCCTTGTCTGTTTCCCATTGGTAGGCTCGCAGTTCTTTGATTAGGTTCGTGCTGCGTTTAGTAACCATTAACTCATATCGCTTTAAGGTGTCTATTCCTATCTTGATTGAGTCCGCCCCTTTTACCGATGGCTTAACATTGAATCCCTGCCTGTAAAGTTCCTCAATAGATTTCGGTTCAGCACTATCGCATATCAATTCATTGCGACCAAACTCAATAGACTTTAAAAAGTTGCCGATGTCGTTATTGGTCATGTTGGTTCGGTAAAGTAATTCATCAATCCAAAGTTTGCCTTCTGATTTCCATACCCCGATTAACGTGCTAGGGTCATTCGTAAAACCAAAGTCCATGCCGTATGAAACTAAGGTAGCATCCAAAGGTATTGAATCGACCTGCTGCCAATTATCAAACACCACTCCTTGCAGGCTGCCTATTTGACCTAAGCCGTATACGTTCCACCAATTAGCCCAATAGGTAGATGTGGATGCCTTATCCCTTGCCTTTTCGATTTCCCTTATTATGCTCGGTTCAAGTGCCTCGTTGTCTTTATAAGTTAAGACTATCATTTCCGCATCCGCATCACTCAGCAGTTCGGTATCCACCCAAAACTCAGAAACAGGATTGTAATCTAAATAAATAAACTTCTTAGTCCTTATCGCTAGTTGATAGTAAGATTCCCAAGTGATGTTATTGCACTCGTTTATAAATAGTACATCCCTTCTTGCACCTCGTAACTTCGCAGGGTTATCCGCACTAAAGAACTCAATAAATGAACCATTACTAAACTTGTAAGTCATTGTAGACTTATTGTAACTAGAATCGTCAAGCATATTAATCAGGTCCATTATCTTCAAGAAGTCACGAAGCGCACCCCTCCGCAAATGAGGGATGGTTTCAGCTACTATGCTTATCTCTTGCTTTGGCTTTGATAGTGCATACTCTATTAAAAAGGGAATAATACTGAAAGTCTTGGATGCAGATGTACCGCCCCTAACTATCCTTATTCGCTTTCTAAGTTTGCGGATTTTAATTTGTGCTGTCGTTTTCTTCAACATCTAAATCTATCCCTCCGAATATTGGCTTTTCAATATTGATGTTTTTATTCTCAGTCTTGGTACTGGCGATTCTGTGGTATTCCTCTTCCGTTCCAATCAGTTTGTAGAGTGCCATTTGCGTTAAAGGGTTGTTTCCATTGTACCATTTATTGCGCAGTCCGTTCTTAACTTCAATCTTGTTTTTGTCCAATCCCTCTTTTATAGTGTTAAGTTCGTTAGAATCAATTTCAAAAAACTCATAAAAAGTTGGTTTTGATATTGGCAGTAAAGTTACTACATCCTCAATAAAGAAAAGTTTCTTCTTCTCTATTAGGTCAAGTGCTTGTTGGTATATTTTAATCCTGTCGTATGCCATTGCGTTTTATTATTAATGTTGGGTCTAATTTTTTCATTCTGTCTATTATTACTTGGCAGTATTTTGGGTCAAGTTCCATTCCGTAACATTTGCGTTTAAGTTGGTGTGATGCTACCATTGTACTTCCGCTTCCTAAAAAGCCGTCTGCAACTATTTCGTTTTCTTTTGAACTGTTTTGAATTAATGGTGCTAATAATAAAATTGGTTTCATTGTCGGGTGTTCTGCACTTCGGTGTGGTTTGTCGCAGTGTATTATTGTTGACTTGGTTTTATCGCTTAACATTTCAGTTAGCATTTTTTTCATTTCGTCTTTTGTTAGTTTTTTAATATCTAATTTGTCTTCTATAACAGTTGTATGCGTTCTTTCGTTTGTAAAATAATGCGCTGCTCCTTCCTTCCATCCGTATAAACAAGACTCGTGTTTATTTTGATAATCTTGTCGCCCAAGAACTATGTTATTTTTAACCCAAATTAAATTTTGTTTTAATAAAATACCCGCATCAATTAATGCTTTTCTAAAATTAATTCCTTCAGCTTCTGAAAACCAAACATAATAAGCACCACCTTTTTTTGTGTAACTTCCTAATGCTGTATAAAAATCGTATAAAAATTGATAAAACGAATTGTTATCCATTTTGTCATTTTCAATATCTGTTTGGTTTCTATTTCCTTTATCTGAATAATTAAGCATTTTATTTTTAGATGAATAATCTACGTTATAAGGTGGGTCTGTCATAACCATATCGCAAAGTTTCTCATTCATAACTTTTTGCCAAGTGTCAACTTGCGTACTATCTCCACAAAGTAAACGGTGTTCGCCTATTTCAAATAAATCGCCTAAAACAATATCGGTATTAATTTCGTTTGGTATTTCGTAATTGTCTTCTACTGGTTCTGCTTCAATTATATTTTCGTTTTCAAATGATGGAATATCTAAACCCCATTCAACTAATTGCTCGGTGTCCCAACTGTTAGCAAGCATATCCCAATCCCATTCACCTCCGCTCACGTTGTCTTTGATTATAAACTCCTTTTGCTGCTCGTCTGTGAGGTTTTCTGCTACAATAATAGGCACTTCTTTCAGTCCTGCTTCTTTGCACGCTTTAAAACGCATATTACCGCCTAATACGACCATATCAGCGTTAACTACTATTGGTCTAATGTCTAGCATCTCGGGAAAGTCTTTAATAGACTGAACCAACTTTGCAAACTTATCATCCTTAATTTGTCTAGGATTGTTTGGGTTTGACTTGACCTCTGAAATTTTTACTTTTCTGCTTTGCATAACTTTAAATATATTATTTGCTCGATATAATACTCTCGTAGTATTCCATTCTGTACTTACGCCATAACGCTTCATTGCTATTTTGCATCACGTCTTCTTTTAGTTGACTGCCTAAGTCTTTTCTTAACTCAGGATTCTCAATCAATCTACGCATTGCTTTGTACCAATCTTTTTTACTTGCAACTAAACAATTCTTGCCGTGTTTGCTCATCCATTGGTAAGATTCCACATCCGAAACGATTACTCCTAAACCAAATGCACCCATTTCAAGCATCTTTAATTCTGACTTTGCTCTATTGAACTCGTTGTATCTTAAAGGAATCAAACCAATGTCCATTAAATTATACGCTTGTGCATAGCTATACACATCTGCTGCATTTATCCTGCCGTAGTTATTATCGTCTAGGATGTAGTTACTAGTAAATATTTTTTCGTACTTATGCCAAATTGAATCTCCATCGTAAAAACCTGCAAGCATAAACTTGTAATCCTTGTAAGGGCTTTTGTTCAAAGATAGGATTTCGCCTTCGATTAGTTGCAAATCTTCTAGGTGGGTTACTGAACCACTCCAACCAATGTTTACCAACTCGGACTTCATTGCTGCTATCTCTGGGTTAGGTATGAACTGAGGTTGTTCAAAATCTATTGTGTTTGGAAATACCTCTACGTTTTTGTTAAACTGCGACACCACATATTTGAGATAAGGAGTTGTCACCATAATAGCATCTGCTTGGCTAAAGTTGTAAATCAATGCCTCTGCTCTGTGGTTTAGCTTCCACTCTTTTTTTAGAACGTGACTATCGCTTAATTGGTAATGGTCATCCGTATCTATTATAACGGGGATGCCTAATCGTTTTAGAATCTTCCATACGTTTTCTTCGTTGCCTATTCTTGATATGGACCTGCTTGCAATAATTAAATCGAACTGAGATAGCTGCGATTCAGGAACGTGGTCTATACTTGCCATTTGGCTGACCTCGTGTCCTTGCAAGTGCATCTTTGAATGAGGAACGATTAACCTATGGTATTCGCCACCCATTATTTTCTGTCCTGTGACTAGTAGTATTTTCATTTTATTGCATTTATTAAACCTTCAGTATTCCATAACTCGTAATATTCTCCGCCCGCAGGTATTACGTTAGGTGCATAGTAACATATCTCTAATGCTCGCTTACATTTCAAAGATTCAGCGATGGCAAAGTTCATTGATTGATTCCCGATAAATAGCTTCGAGTTGTTTATTATCCTAGCTAAGTCTAAGAAATTCTGAACTGCCAGATATTTGCAGTTAACTTTTTGACTGAATATAGAATACTCAGCACTTGAACCTGTAAAGTAAATAGTTTCTTTAAGGTCGTTTAAAATAGTGTAGTCAATGTTCGGGTTTTGATAGCGTTCAGTTCTATTTACCACTATGTAATCATTTGGCATAGTATCAATGTGCAATATCCGCTCTGAGTAATCCACGTTTGTTAACTCAGGAAAGGCTAAAGCATACCACCTTTTTATATCGTAGGCTGCTAGGTTCATACCTATGCTTCTGAACTTGTCTAGGTCGTAATCAAGTCTTTGGTTTCGGTAAGGTAACACATCGTAGATAAAGTCAAACTCCATTAGTAAAGGTCTGAGCATCTTATAAGCGTAATCGTTCAGCATCACATCTCCGTAAGCGTGTTTAAAGGTAGGATTGCCACCAACATTAGGTGCGTTAATGTTTATGTAAAGAATCGCCTCTTTGTCGTGTATCTCACAGGCTTTCTGAATAGCAGGCATAGAGTAGAGAATATCTCCGCTTGCTCCTGAGTGTTTAAATTTTAGATTCATATTCTTCAAAGGCATTAAAAACTTTGTGAATTAACTCGTTCTGGCAGTTACCGCAATGAATGTTTGCAGTTACATATCCAAACAAATCTTTATGTGCTTGCTGAAATGCTAATATCTCTAAACCGCTCCACTTCATTGCGTGATTTGTTTTAAATGTCAACCATCTTTCTTTAAATGGCTTTAGTCTTTCGTATTGTTCTTGATTCATACGTTTAGAGATTTAGAAATAAAAGCACTCATAACGCTACTAGCGCAGCCAATCATAAACGAATCAATAATTCCATTGCCTAAATACAAAGAGTAGCTTAAACCGCCCCAAAACGCCATACAGAATGAACATCCAAAGGGTTTAGCTAGTTGCTCCCCGAATAGTTTGCCGTAGACGTTAGTCAAAAAATCACTTGCACCAATCCCAAAGGATGCGCTAAGTGTTGTAAGAATCAGAAAAGTTTTTAAATCTGTCATGGTTTTCTAGTTTTAGTTTTTTAATTGTTTTTTGTATCGTGTATTGGACTGCTCCATATTTAATGCCAGTCATTACTGAAATCTTCCTGAACTCGCCAATGTCGATGTAAAGTTTTAAAAGTGTCTGGTCATACCAATCTAACGAATCAATCTTATCTTTTACTTCTTGAGTAAAGGTTTGAAACACATCCTCCCTATTTTCAAGTTCAGGGTCTAAGTCGCCTTCTAAACCAATTAACAAGTCTATGCTTTCGGTTTGGTCATTGTGCCTATACTTTCGGTAAAATGGAGAATGCTTTGAGTTCCAAGAGTTGTGTGCAATCTTTACGAATAAGAACTTTAAATACTTTTTTTCTTTAGCCTCGAGTATTTTCTCGTCAGGCATATCGAGCAGATTAATTATAACCTCGTGAAACAAGTCTTCAAATAAAGCAGGTGAGGCAATGTTCCTGCATACGTTTCGGTAAGCAGAGTCTTTGTAGATAGCCTCTATGATTTGTGCTTTATTCATTAGTAGTGTATTACAAAAGTATAAATAAATATTTAATATGTAACTTATTTTATTTTTTCAGCCTTATCCACATAAGCAGTAAACCCCATTCTGTTTAATTCTTCAATCCTAAATTTTTGTAATGGCTTTAGCGTGTCGGTGTATTCTTTGCATTCAATGAAAACACATTTACCATCCTTTAGACACATTAAGTCTGGGATGCCGTTCTTATTTGTTTTAATAAGATTAACCACATACCATCCATCTGCCTCCATTTTCTTTATTATCTTTGATTGGTGTTTTGATGCCATTTCTTAAAAGTTTGAAGTGTAAAGTCTTTCTTATTCATTACTGCTTTATAAATTTGCTGCTCTATTCCTTTATGAGAAAATATCCAATAGATATTACTTTTAACTCTATCCTTTGTGGTCATCCTATCTCTACTCTGCCAATAGCTAACTGCGCTAAAATCAATATTGTAATAAACAATCGCACTCGCTGCACTTAGGTTTATCCCTTCCCTACCGCTAACTATCTGCAAAGCTATGTTTTTATCGGTTGTATTAAACTCATGTATATTATCTGTTACATCAATATGCCGTTTGATTGCTTCGAGTTCAGCAATGAACTTATAAAATATGGCTATTTTTTGATTCTTAAACTTCTGGGCTATGAACTTAGACTTTGTTTCATCAAATACAAACCTACTACCATCTTCAAACTTTATTGTGCCGCTGTATAGTTGGTGTAGTTTCTGCATTTCCTTTACTGCCGTATCTGCAAGAACTACTCCCTTTTTGCCCTCAACCACCTTATCCTTCTTTAGCTTGGTAATTACATTGTAAGTACTTGGCTGCATTATAACCGTACACACCTGTTCCACTATTTCGCTAACAAACCCCGCTTCGCCCTGTGTTTTAGTTAATATTATCGCTTCAATGTAAGGTCTTATCTTATCGTAACTAACATCGCTATAATCATTACAAGTGCCGTATGATGTATATTTTAGTTTAGGCTTACCAAATGATTCAAACCACCTATAAAAGTTCTTATAATTTTTGAATGGGCTGCAACTGCTTACCCATAGTTGATGGAATATCTGAGCATTGGATTCGGGCATAAGCGTTCCACTCATTAAAATAACATCGCATCCATTTAAGCAAACATTAGCCGCCTCTTTAATCTTTTTGTTTGGCTTTGGGAACGCTCCTAGTCCGTGAGATTCATCAAATATTACTAAGTCATACTCCGCTTTGTATTTACTTAGTTGCTCGTAATTTATAACCGTTAACTTATTGCAATGTTCAGCCGTTTGATAGTCTGATTCAATACTGCTTATCGCTTTCTTTTTAGTGACAAATAAAGTATTTTTATACTGACTTGCAATAGCCAAAGCAATATGAGTTTTACCTGTTCTAACTTCAAAGTTTAGAATTAATATACCATTGGCTTTTAATATCTCATTGCCGTTGTTAACTGCAATTTGTTGATAATCTCTTAATTCAAACATAATTAAAAAGGTATATCGGTTTTAAACATTGGCTCAATAATATCTTTTGAAAGTTGAAACCATCTGCCATCTAAGCCTCGACCTTCTGTATATTTTGCATCAACAAATATGGCATAGAGTTCTAACCACTTCTTAAATTTCTTTTGACTTAGAAACTTTTTAAAGTCTGGATACTCATTTACAAAGTCTTCAAATATAGTCCCCTTGTAAAGCCTTTCGTTTAGTTTAATGTTTCCTTCTTTAGTCCATTCAAAAAACTCGTGTGCAGTTTCAACAATAAACTTTCTAGTCAAAAGGTTTCCGAATTCATTATTAACTAAACCATTCTTTAAATAGTACTGCAAGCAGTTAACCATATAAGCATCAAACCTCGCCCATTCTTCATCAACCCAATCATCAAATAATAAATGCCCGAAATGGTCTAATGGTGTATTGTTTGAATTAAAGTAGCTGCTCATTTCAACCTCAAACTTCCTGCGCTCAAATGAACCACCGACACCACCCACCGTGTAGTTAGTAGTAATTAATATTTTAGGACTTTTTTGTATTGGTAACTTAATTGCATCCTGCCCTTTGTACTCAATGGTAATTCCTTCAGTAATTAAACTAAATAGTGATTCAAAAGTAAAGTTCTTTTTTACGTCATCAAATACCAGAACTTGACAATCTGTGCTTACTGTCTGATATGGGAAAGTTTTTGTAAACTCAAAGGATTTACCATCAATCATGCTAACCTTTTTCATCTTAGAGATAGCATTCCAAAAGACACCCTTGCCGCTTCCGCCATTAGGATTCTCGCTTATTGTTTCATCGTTAAAAATAATAGCCTTGTTATTTGCTGAGGTCTTAAAGGTGTGCAATAGATAACCAATAACTGATTTAAAAGTATTGTATCTATCTCTATTCTTACCGCTAATTAACCAGATAAACTCTCTGAATATTGCCTCGTGATGGTCGGTGTCTGTGTAGGTTCTATTAATAATTTGATTCTTCCAAACGTAGCCATCCAAGTTTAAGTAATCTATCTTTTCAGTCTTGTTATCGGTAATCTTTAGGGCTAA